AGACAACAGGTAAGAAGTACATCGGCAGAAAGTACTTTGTACAGAAACGCAAGCCTAAGGGAGGCAAGAGAAGAGTCACTAGCGAATCAGATTGGAAGAGATATTATGGATCGTCCCCCGAACTCAAGTCCGACGTATCCGCCTATGGAAAGGAGAATTTTTCCAGAGAGATCCTGTCTCTCCATACAACTCTGGGGAAAACCAACTATGAGGAGACCAGACAACTGTTTAGCAATAATGTCTTAACAGAGGCTCTTGACAATGGAGAACCAGCATATTATAATAGTAATATCTTAGGCAGATATTATAGAAAAGACTACTTTGATTAGTGAATATGTAAACTATTTAATCTCTCTAGGTGCGGATAACATACCCCACAGAGAGTCTAATCTGCTTGCACATTCTATTAGTGTTTCAGAAATGTTATCATCTTATGATAGACCATTTGAGGAACAAGTAGCTGGTCTTTTTCATTCAATATATGGCACTGAATTTCAGATGTACAAAACCATTGTCACACGAGAAGAAGTTCAATCTATAATTGGAAAGAGATCTGAGTATATCGCCAATTTATTTTGTACTCTAGAAGATAGAGTGCATACCATACTATATGGAAAGGGCATCAAAGACCCAGACAAAACAACTCTTAGGTGGTTGGAATATTGTAACATAAAAGATCAAGATCCTAGTGCCTCTATACTAAAAGAGTTTGAAATTGTCTTACATATATAATATACTAATAATTTAATTATTGAAGAAATGAATCTAATACCAAATGCTGAATTATTTTTCCTAGCGGGTGGTAGAGCTAAAACACTAGTTAAGAAATCTACTGCCGAATTATTTGAAGGAAGATCAGTCCTCCTAGTATCAATTAACGGAGCATTTACACCAACTGATGAAAAGATGGTGAAAGATTATGAAAAATTATACCTACATTTTAAAGACACAACAATAATAGGTAATCCTAATGATGCAACTCATATAGATGACATCTATTTTCTTTGTATGAATGATGCATACGTCATGGATGCTTGGTGGAAGAAAATGAAGATTAAAAACTGTAAGTATCTTCCAGATGGAAACGGAGCTTTAACTTACAGAATAGACAATCAAGGAGGAATTTCTGCTGGTCAAGGTGTAATTGAAATGTATAACAAAGGTATGGCTAAGAGATCATGGAGATATGTTGTACTATTAGAAAATGGTTGTCAGATGACATTTCTAGAAGAAGAGATTCCAGATGGATCGGACACTAGAAACAATCTAGATATTGATCCGTATATCTTGACTCAACCAGAAGAAGTATTAACTTTCTTAAGAGAGAGACAACAAAAATCTAAGATCGAAGCATCAAATAAATTATCGGAGAACTTAACTTTACCAAGATGAAAATCATAAGTCTGAAATATCTGGAGGAAAATTTTGATGAGATAGTTTCACGAGCACAATCTGGTGAAAGTTTTTTATTAGATACTCCAGATGGTCAGATAGCGTTGGTTCCAGATAAGAATGTTTTGAAACCAGTTATTGATTCTGGCCAGGCACAGGACATAGAACACATGTGGAACCATGATGATGGTGCTTGACTTACCAATAAAAACTGTGTATAATAAAGTATATACAATTTTATTATGATTGAAGTACTTGTACAGAATGAACCATACAGGTATGTGAAGATGCCTGATCTACTTGAGAATGGTCAACCAGACTATCGTATTCAGAAGTGGAACAATCACAACGGTTACAAGGACATGTACCTTTGTGATAACTTCATGCAGTTCAAGACTGCCATAGATGACTTAGAGTACACTAAGTGGTTAGACCCAGCTGGTGTACCATGTTACGTTCATGATGTCTGATGAACCATCTAATATAGAAAAGGCAAAAAACTTTTCTAAGACCGCTTACGATATCATAAAAGGTTTTGTAAGTAAGGGAACTTTATTAGTTCCCGAAGAGGTTAAAAATGCAAGAATAGATATATGTAGAGAGTGTAATAGATTTGATGAGAGTCGCCATGTTTGTAGAGAGTGTGGTTGTTTCTTAGTAAACAAAGTTAAGTTTACTGCTTCTCGATGTCCCCTAAATTATTGGTAAAAAATGCAACAACCATACTTTGAAATTAATGATTTCATTGGTTACTTTCCTAAATCTATAGACCCAAATTTTTGTGATTTTCTATGTTCTTACATGGATAAAGCAGAACAAGTTCAAGGTAGAAGATATACACATGTAAAAGACAAACAAATTTGTCTTGATGCCTTCTCGCCAGGAGAGGCAAAAGATTTAATGAATGGTATAAATGGATGTTTATATTATTATATAAGTGAGTTTTCATATCTAACTAACTTCAATTATGTTAGTGCAGTTGTTTTAATGCAGAAGACAGCACCGACAGAAGGTTATCATATGTTTCATGCTGAGAATCTTAATTACAATAATAATATTAGGACTATGGCATGGATGGTATATTTGAATGATGTAGAAGAAGGTGGAGAAACAGAATTTTTATATCAGAAGAAAAAATTTAAACCTCAGAAAGGAGATGTACTGATATGGCCAGGTGGATTCACTCATTTACATAGAGGTAATCCTCCCATATCTGGTGATAAATATATTGCTACTGGTTGGTATCAAGGAAACATAGGACTCACTCAGGTTCAGACAGCAGGGTTAAATGATAAACAATATATGGAGAGTATGGATGCATAATGTCTGACATTCATATATTGTTTCCGACGCCAGTGTATCAAAGTAATTTTACTGAACCTTTAAAACCCATAGTAGATTTTATCAACACGTTAGAATTTAAACAAGATTATAATGTATATGATAAACCGAATGGGAAAACTACTCAACCAATTTTAGATGTATTATCATATCCAAAATTAAAATTTTTAGGAGATTGGATAGATTTGGAGGCATATAATTTTATTAAAACATTACAGATTGATTGTGAGTTTCATACCTTAGTAAGGACAAACTCATGGGTTAACTTACAAGAGAAAGGTAATTATATACACGAACACAAGCACAATAACACACAATTTTCTGGAGTGTTTTATCCGAAGGTGCCATTTGATAGTGGAGATATATGTTTTACATCTTCACAGGATACATGGATAGATAGTAATACAGAACCAAAAGTAACTGGTTTTGATGATCTGAATAGTAGGAAGAAAACATTTACACCACGACAAGGTATGTTGTTGATGTTCCCTGCTCATCTTAGACACTATGTTACCGCATCCAAATCAGATGATGAACGTTTAAGTATATCATTTGACTATAACTTAAATTAATTACCATGAAACTAACACAAGAACTTATTGACCAGATACAAGAAGCAATGCTTCATACCAAGAAAGATGGTAGTATTAATTGGAAAGATGAAGATGAGGTTGTAGTACAGTTAGCAGGCACATTTGCTGCTGATAGGTTCATTGTCATTAAGAACAAGTCAAAGAACCCAGTAGTTTCTGCTGCTCCTCACCCATACTTTGATTATGAAAAGAAAGTCTTTACTAAAGATGGTAGAGAAGAATATATGAAAGAACAAGCGGAGCAACAACAACAATGATTTTACCAGGCTCCACAGTTAAAGTGATTGATGAAAATTCTATCTACAGAGGTTACGTCGGATGTGTTCAGAGAATACAGGGAAAGAAAGCAGCAGTTCTTTTAGATCAAGATGGAACTCCTTGGGATAAAATGATCACTTTTAAACTTTCTGATCTTATAGAAAAGACAGAAGGTTTTCAATACTATCCTAAAAAGAAATGAAAGTATTAGTAACAGGACATAAAGGTTTCATTGGCAGTCATGTCTTTGATTTTCTGAGTGACATCTTTGATGTTGATGGACTAGACAGACCAGATGATATAGAAAACTTTGTAGACGTTGGGTGTGCAGACTATGATCTTATAATTCATCTAGCAGCCTATGCCGCACTCAGAGATAGTGTAGACAATCCTGATAAATTCTGGGAGAATAACGTTGAAAAATCTAAACCCATATTTGATTATTGCAGAAAGTATAATACTAGGTTGTTGTATGCAAGTTCTGCTGGTGCATATAGTTGGTGGCAGAATCCCTACGCCATAACAAAGAAAGTAAATGAGATACAGGCTCCACCTAACAGTGTGGGTATGAGGTTCTTTAATGTATGGGCAGAGGAGGGAAGTAGAGATGATATGTTATATGAGATGTTGAAACAAGGAACTGCAAAGTATATTACAAAACATAAGAGAGATTGGGTTCATGTATTAGATGTTGTCAGAGCAGTTGCAACTTTGATTCCTAGTAGTTTTACAGGAACAATAGATGTGGGTACAGGACAGATGACTTCCGTGATAGATCTGGCCAATGCCATGGGTATGGGTCATCTCCCTATCAAGGAAGACACACCTAACGAACCTGATGAACTGTGTGCCAATGTCGCACCTCTTATGGAACTCGGTTGGTTTCCAACTGTGAACATTTTAGATACGGTCATTGCGAAAACCGTCAGTGTGTGATACACTAAATAAGGTGAAGTTTATTTCAAACTTGTATGGATAAGAAGACAGCACTAGTATTGGGTGCAGGCGGCTTCATTGGAAGTCACATGGTAAAACGTTTACGATCAGAAGGGTATTGGGTTCGTGGCGTAGATTTAAAGTACCCCGACTTTACTGAGAGTGCTGCTGACGAGTTCATTCAAGGTGACTTAAGAGAAGTAGGTTTAGTTGCAAGAGTGTTAGATGTTGAAGGAAGTTCTTTTGATGAGATCTATCAGTTTGCTGCAGACATGGGTGGAGCTGGTTACATCTTTACAGATGAACACTCTGCTGATATCATGCACAACTCTGCTTCAATCAACCTCAATGTATTGAACGAACAGGTTCAACTCAATAGACTACTTGGTGTAAATAAAACTAAGATATTCTATTCTAGTTCTGCGTGTATGTACCCAGAACATAATCAATTAGACCCTGAGAATCCTGACTGCCGTGAATCATCAGCATACCCAGCCAACCCAGACTCAGAGTATGGATGGGAGAAACTATTTTCCGAACGTCTCTACTTGGCATATAACCGTAACTATGATATTCCTGTCTGTGTTGCCCGTTATCACAATATATTTGGGCCAGAAGGAACATGGGATGGAGGAAAAGAAAAGGCTCCAGCAGCTATCTGCCGCAAGGTCGCACTACTCCCAGAAGTGGGAGGA